GTTGATTAAAAGGGGAGAGAAGTATGAAGTTACCGACAATCTTCATCGCTGGTTGGCAGTGTATAAAGGAGTTAGTGATGATATTTCTAGAAAATTTGCTGACCATCTTTCGATATCTAAACCCGTTGCAAATAGAGCAATTGCTCCTACTGGTAGCATTAGTATACTTGCTGGGTCTTCTTCTGGTATAGAACCTATTTTTGCGGTAGCATATAAGAGAAGGTATCTTACAGGAGGACACAGATGGAAGTACCAA